ACATATTAAGTCAGCACTTGCTTTTTCGTTCCCATAATTACGTGCTTCCGAAGCACCACCGTTAATGTCAAATTTTATTACTTTTATTCTATCGTCTTTTTCAGAATATAGGTCTATTATATCCTGACTATGGTCAGTTGAACCGTCATTTATAACCAATATTTCTATATCACGTAATGACTGGTTTACTAAACTGTTTAAACTCTCACTTATAAATTCTGCTTTGTTATATACTGGTACAACAAACGTTACTTTATACATTGTTTTACCTTTTCAATAAATTTATCATTATCTGTCTGTTCTAACCAATATTTCTGTGCTTTTTCATTAATCTTTTTTTCTTTACATAATTTCTTTATTTCACGTAAATTAGCACATACTTCTTTTAAATCCATTGGTTTTTTATTTGCATACAACATATCATAATTAGTGATAACATATCTACCGGCACATAAAAACCGTTTAATATTTTCTGATGGCATTGATGACCGAGTAAATGACATAAAACAGTTATAATCTTCTATCTTAATCATACTGCCATCGTTAAACTCTATATCCGGATTTGATTTAATTAACTGTTCAAAAAATTCTTTACTACTATTGTCAGATTCGTAATATACACAAAAATTTTTATTTAATGGTATATTACTTATACTCTTACTTATTGGTAATGGCAACACTTCCGATTCTATTCCTAATTCTTTTAACATTTCTTTTGTTGTATTGTTTTCGCAGAAATGTTTATTTATAATCTTATTTAATGCCTCTGCTAACACTTTAACCTGAATATATGGCATCGTATAAAATATTGCTTCTATATCATCACCTGTCCAGTGTATAACCTTTTGACAATCTGATGGCGAATGCGAAAATTTACGTGCAGTTTCAGGTAACTGGTTCGGATACATACCAATACAATATATTAATCTATATTCATTTCGTATATGTCCCGGTTCTACCTGATAATCCTGTTTAAACTCTTTTGCTAAATCCTGACCACGAAAATGATGTATTATACTTGAGAAACAAATGTCTCTACCAAAGATGTTATGTTTCTTACGTACTATGTTATATCGGTCAATCCATACTTCCGGTTTACATCCTATCTGCGATATTGAATTTGGTCTAAATTCAGTAACAAACGCTGACCCTTCTAACATATATCCTTTATACCCTTTTTCTGATAATGTTAACCATAAATCCCAATCTTGTAACGATTCTAATTTTTCATCAAATCCTGGGAATATCTCTTTACGCATAGGAAATACTGTTGATATATAATTCCCACAAGTTAATAAATACGCATCCCAGGGTTGTGATGGTAAGAATGACAAATTTTCATCATTAAATCTATAACCGCTGTACACAAAATCAACTTTCTCTTCTTTAAATATCTTAACCCACATTCTCACCATTCCGGGTTCAGCGTAACAATCACTATCCCAAAAACTAACATAATCACCTGTAACGTATTTATATCCTTCGTTCCGTGCTTTTGGTGCTCCACCGTGGTCAACTGTTAATACTTTAATTATCCGTTTATCTTTGAACTTCTTAATGATATTTTCTGCTTTCTGACTTTTCCCATCCATTACAAAAATTAACTCTAAATTCTTGTAATCCTGTTCTAATAATGACTTAATACATTTCTCTAAAAACTTTTCTGTCTGATACACCGGTAAAACAAAACTAATCTTACTTTCCTGTTCCATAATTCTCCAGCTCCTTTATTAATTTAGAATCACTTATTTTAGACAATATTTTAGCATTTGGTATAATACAATGTCCACCAATTTTATTGTTTGGTGGAATTAATAACTGTTGATTAAACCTACGTTCACCTAAATTTGCATATCCCTGATTATACATTATCTGATATTTAAAAACTGCATCTACAAATTCAATATCATATTTATTACATAACTCATTACTTATATCTGCAAACATCAAATTAACACCGTATCTTGTGGTACTTAACAATTTACCTAATTCTGTTATTTCGCATTTATTAAATACTTCTACTTCTAACCCTTTACTTACAAAAAAATTACTTACTATTTTAGTATATTTTTTATTACCACTAATTAACCGTTTAAAATTATAAAATGATTTCAATAAATCAGGATGCCTACCTTCAATCGGACTATGTACAACATTTTTACCTAACTTTCTGCACGTACCCGGTGCTACTGTCGAATATACTATAATTATTTTAGGTTTATACGTTTTTTTATAATTTAGTATAGTTTCAACAAAATTATCATTATACGGAATACATACGTGCATTATATAAACTTTATTAATTGGATTAGATACATTATTTTTTATATCTATACCATAAACATTTTCTTTCGATAACACTAAAAATTTATAAATTGTAGTTCCTATTTCTCCACAATATCCTACTACTAAATGATTATTCATTTTTTAAATTCCTTAAATTCATCGTTATACTTACTGAATATCTCTGGCTGATTACCTGTAAAATCTTCTATTTTGAATTTATGTAACATATATTGTCCTGTACTCAACGTTACTCTTGGATGAATCTTTGCTTCTTCTACTGCCCTTGTTATATGCCTTCCATTATTTAACAATATTTTAACCATTCTATCATATCGTCTTGTATATGGTTTAGTGTCGCAGTAATGATATACTTGTATATCGGTATTTTTAATTTCATACGGTAAATATTTTATAGCGGCATAAATTATATGTTCATTACCTGTAATATCTCTAAAATAAAAATCTTCATTCTGATGTCCGTATGTACCATAAAAATGTAATCCGAAATCTTTTTTAAATATAGTCGCCCATTTATTACTACGCCCTTCTATTATAATATGTTCTCTATCTCCAGAAAAACTAACCATATTAGTATTATATCTTATTGCAGTACCATCAATTTGACTACGAATTATGTCAGGATTAATTACTATTTGGTCAGGATGTAAAAACCATACATAATCACCGGTACATTCGTTTAAGCATTCATTAAATAATCGTGTATAATCCTGTTTTAAATCAATACAATCTTTATTCTCGTATAACTTAATCTTATTTTCAACATCATATTTTTTTTGTATATGTTTAATTAATTCCAATGTACCATCAGTAGAATTACCGTCAAAATACACAAATTCATCAACGTGAGGAAGTAATGACATAATACAGTACCCAATATAATCTATCTCATTTTTAACTACTGTAAATACTGATATTTTCATTTTATACCCTCCACGTGTAATCCTATCTGTTCGCCAGTGGAATGATATACAAGTTTAGAAGCATCTTTAACTTCGTAAGGCATTGTTTCTAACCGTTTTACTATACTAAATCCTACTGTATACAATTCGTGAGATAATGTTGTAAAATTAAATATAGTTTTATGATAATTAAATATATTGTCGTGTTCTCCGTAAATATGCTGTGTTAACCAGTTAGATAAAAAATGGTCTAAAAGATAGGTGCGTACAACGAAATCCCAGTTAGGGACAGATATAAATATTCTACCTTTCGGTTGTAGCACCCTATACCATTCTTTTAGAACATCGTTTGTCTTTCTCCAACTGAAATGCTCTAATACGTGAGAAGCATATATCTCTTCTACACTATTATCTTTTATTGTTTTTAACTCCGAAACATCTGATATAATATCTACTTCCGGATGCTCTATTATATCTACATTTAAAAATCCCTTAATTCTTGTTTTTTTACTACCTAAATTTAGTTTCATATTTCCCAGCTCCTATTATCTTACACCTAAAATATAAATAAACTAATTAATTATTTATAAAAAACATTTCAACCCAATAACCACCATCATAAATTAAACCAAGTATATCATATAATCCAAGAGAACGGGATGTACCACCTAACTGTAATTTAGAACCAGTACACGTACCATCATCTTGTAATATTACAAGGTTAGTATTACTCCCACCACGTAATATAAGTATCCTACCTATTTCAAGTGATTTACCAATCGTTGGAACTGAACCGATAGCATCAATTACACCTGTGGCAGTAACTACAACAAATGGTGTAATAGGTACTATTGCACTTGAAGTTGATAATGCTACATGAACACTACTTGATACGTATAATTCATTACTGATTTGAACTGAACTATAACTTACTGCATAATTGGTTGAAGTAATAGAATCGTAAATAGTAAGGTCTCCACAATATAATGCGTTATGGCAACCTTCTGCATTTTCTTCGATCCATCCGGCATACGCAGAAACGTACCCTACTGCTAAAACTGCTAAAACTAACAATAACTTTTTCATTCTTTTATTTCTCCTTATAAAGACATACGGAGGGTACATTTCGTACCCTCTCATATATCTCTTATTTTACTAATTAAACTTAATTACGGTTTTGAATGCGTAATTAAAATTCTGCCACAAGAAACATTAAGTGCGGCAACTGCGATGTTAAATTTGAATACTACTGTACCGTACATATTAGCCGGATTAGAAGTATCTTGGTCGCCAGGCCGTTTGATAATTACTTCAAACCCTTTAGCACCATTTCCAAATTCAGAACATCCGTATGCACCCTGTCCGAACACGAAACTCAAATCACAACTATGTGCTGTAACCCGATATTTCGGTAAGTTGTTAGTTGCATATACTCTACATCCTTCAACAGGAACAGTCGCTTCGGCTTTTTCCATTGGAGTTGTATTAGTATATTGTAACCAATTTTTAAAATCAGGGTCAGTACGTAAATCTGCAATAGCATCTGTGTTGGTTACCAATTTAAAATAACCATCAGCATATTCTCTTGCATTTTTAGCACGTAACGCTTTTACGCATTTTTTAATCGAATATAAACTTAACCGAGCAGAAACAGACGGTGCGTCTTTATCAACAGCAGATAAAGTTGTTGCAGTCGTTCCGAATATAACCGGGAATCCCCAAGCTATTGAAGACCGAGTGCTGTTTGACCCTGCATGGAAACCTGATGCAGTTGTTGAAGCCCAAGAAGATAATACTATCGTGTTATCTACTCCGGTACTTCCCCACATCTGATATAAAGCTCCCGTACTTCCACCTGAAGTTTTAAAAATCGCTGTCTGTAAAACTCTATCAACAGATAATCCACCGGCATCAGACAATATTTCTACTGCACCCTGTAATGAATCAAGTGCAACAGTATACTGTGCTAAATCGGTTAATTTCACACCACGAGCATATTGTGCGATAGACGCAGTAACTTTACGAGCAGAAATTCCGGCTAACGAAGGATTTGTTCCTTCAGTTAATGAACCGGTAACCGGCATCATATTGCTCCATGCCATCCATTGTACGGTGTTACTGTTGTTTTTCGGTAATGCTGATTTCTGTCCAAACTGATATAATACTGCTTTTTGAACTAATCTTGGTAATGCTACCCGTTCTAAATAATTTGCTAATAATGCACCTAAACGTGCAACGTTAGTTGTAGTATCTGACATATTTGAAATTCCTCACTTTAATTTTTTAAATTTTACCAACCACCTTGTTTTAGTTGGATTTCTACTAATTTTTTAAGAGATTCTAAATCAGCAGTTTCAACGTTAAACGGTTCACTACCTATCGGTTTACTCGCACCTTCAACAATAGCTGAATGTTTACCTTGAATCTGTTGGTTTGCTATCTCTTTTCCCAATTCTACCGCAGATGTAATTTGGTTCTTTCCGATTCTACCTTTTGCCATATAGTATAAATCTTCGATATTATCTGCAAGATTATCACCATACTGGGGTCTTGCTTTGATTATTTCTACTATTTGGTTATGTATCTCTTCAGTTCCAAAATCTGCTGTTTCAGGATTAGAACAAAGATTAGAAATTTTTGATTTTAACTTATTCTGATACCGTTCCTGTTCGTATGGTTCAACTATTTTTTTTACGATTTGTGCAATCACACCTACCGCATCAGTATTAAGTGCTTCTATAATCTGTTGATTGTCATACTGAATTGGTGTTTGTGGTTGTACTGGTTGAACTGGTACAACTGGTTCAACTACATTCGGTACAGTTGTTGTCTGTTTAATCTTTGCTAATTCCTGTGCTGTTTTACTAAACTGTTTTTCTAAATTTGAATAGCTATTCGCTAAATCATCAGGACTTTTCATCCCTTTTTTAGAAGCCAATTGTTCAAACGTTGTCTTATCCTTACCCGGTTGAGAATTTTCGGGTGTTGGAATTACTTGTGTCTGCTGTTTATTTTCTTCAACTTGTCCGGATACAGCTACTACCGGGGTTGGTACAACTTGTTCTTGTCCCTGTGTTACAGGGGGAACAACATTAATAGGTTCGGGGTTAACAGTATCTCCATTTTGAATGTTATTAATTTCAGATAATAATTGTTCATTAGACAAACTTTCCAACGAACTATCTTTTGGTTTAATAGGTTCAACTGCTTCTACCCTTGTGAACATTTGGTCTGCCATAAATTTTATTCTCCTTGTTCCTGATTATTTTGTAGTGATGAATAATATTCTTTTAACTCATCATCAACAATATTAATTCCTAATTCCAAACCATCTAACAACCCATTTATTCGGTCATACGTCGTTACTGCTTTTTTACATTTACGTAACTTTTTATATTCTATATCAAACCGTTCTTGCAACATTTGTTTGAACAACTTAAATCCCGGATGCCTTGCTAACTGTTCTAACAAAATATAATCTTCTTTAATCATTTACACACGTTCTCCCGGTGCTATGCCGGTATTAACAGGTGGCATACCCGGTGTTCCCGATGTAACATTCCCTCCTGAAACTTCATTAGGTACTTGCGTACCATTTTGGATTCCCTGGCCACCCATCCCCGGAGTTTGTTTGATTCCCGGTTGTTGTGGTTGTCCTTGCATATTAGCACCTATTCCATTCTGTAATCCCATTGTTGCTTCAAAATATTTTAACATCTCGTCGTCTGTTCGTACCATTTCCGCTGGGTCATCACCAATATCCATTAATGAATATATTTTCTTCATTGCAGAATCTTCTTTAAATCTCGGATGCCCTCTATATATATTTGCAAACTGTATTAATCGTAATGCTTTCCCTTGTCTATTATCCATTGTAAACACACCAGCTGGAATAAAATCATAATTCTTACTTATAACTTCAGGACTTGGTAACATAAATCCTTCAGCAGGCATTTCTTTTCCTAATATCCGTCTTATTTCTTCATCTTCCAAAAATTGATAATCTAACTGATAAAACATTTTAGCAATTTCTTTTAATCCAGTATTTTCAAATAATCGTGCTATAATACCTAACCTATTTGCAGATGCCTGTGCTAATATGTTCATCCCGGTGGCAGTTTGGTTTTGGTCTGACCCACCCATCCCTAATGTTAATTTAGTAATCCCGGATACTTCCTGTGCCCACCGTTCTATCTCACTTGCCTGTACAAAACTATCATTAGCATTAAACGGTATCCGTTCAAATACTATATCATTCATATCTTCTGAACCATATAATCCACCCGGTTTCATAACTAACTTTTGTGGATTTATTCCGCTGTTCTTTTTATATCGGATAGGTGTATTAAGTGCTAAACTTAAATTGTCTATCCGCTGGTTAATAGTTTCGTTTAATAAATGTTGTAAATCTCTTTCTATTTCAACTAATCCTATTCCATAGAAATCATTTAATTCTGGGATATACACACATTTAACAAACGGATTTTTCTGATGTAGAAATGGGTTCGCTTGTTTACGGATTAACCTATTATCACAAACTGTGAATACACAAGGGATTGGTTCGCCATCACCCTTAATATCGTATTCTCCCCACCATTCATATACTTTTTTCCTATTACTTGATTTTTCTCTTGCTACTGATGGTTCTGCATTTTTTCCCATACTTGTTTGTGTTCCATCACCAGTAAGATTGCTTTTAGTTTCATCACTGCCTTCAATAGATATTAAATCAACATTATTGTTATACACTTCAGGATAATATTTACTCATCTGTTTCAAATAAGATATTGTTCTGTGTGTTATATGTATAATCCAACTATCCTGTACGTTAATACTTTGTGGGTCAACTTTTATATCGTTTAAATTAAGAGTTTTCATTATCGGTGCATCAAATACTTTCACCGGTTTACTTTCAGTTTTATTCCCTACAAACTTTTTACCTATTGGCATATTTAGTATGCTCATCATAGGTTCATACTGTGGTACTTGTATTAACTGATTATTCCATTTAGTTTCCCAATATATTTTTGATATTCCTGTACCGAATATACATGCTGATTTAACTAAATTAAGAAATTCCCAATATACTCCTTCATACTCAATATTACTTTCAAACTGGTATTTTAACAGTTTCTGCATTAACCTTGCTTGGTCTACATCACCTGTTTCAAACGGTTTAACTTCAATAGGTGGATTAACTGAAAATAAATATCCCATAATATTGGCTACTGCTGTTTCAAGTTTACTTAATGTCATTGGGATAAACTTGTTACTCATCCAAACATATGGTTTAGTTTCCGGTATTCCCCGGTATAAATCATTATACTCTTTCCAATCTTGGGTATACCCGGATGACTGCAAATACGTATCAGCATCGTTGTTGTTAGATAATACTAATCCTACAATCTTATCTTCCGATATACCTGTCTTCAAACTGCTTATATCCAAATCTTGATTAGGTACTTGAACTTGATTATCCATATATTATTTTTTCCCTTTTTTCTTTTTACCTTTACATCCCATATCGTTATCTCCCTCCATACCAGTTATTATCTATATCTACATCTACATCGTTATCAATAAACATTTCCGGTCTTGGATTTATACTGAACAAACTTTCTATACAATTCATAGTATGGTCAAAAACTTTCTGTGGTTTCTCTGTCAAATTCCTGTCTATACTTGCCCTTTGAGTCGCATACCTGTATCTGCATATTTCTTTAATAACTGCATAACAATTATCGCTTATTGTTAATTGTGGTTTATTAGTTATTTCGTTTACTTTCAATAATTCCCGTATCTTACTTACCTGTGCTATTTTATCGTATATCTGTATTCTCTTTAACCATAACCGATTATTGCTATACTTTCGTAATGCTTTATTAAATTCATCAAACGTACAAAGACCTGACTTCAAATTCCTTTGTGTCCCAGCCCACGGGTCAATTATCACTCCATCTATCTTTTCGTTCCCATTCTTGTTAACTATATTCTTACTGTTATCTTCAATAGTGAAATCCGGTTCGTAATAATCATCATATACATAATATTCCGGTACTCTACAATCCCTGTTCATCGCTATCCATACCGCCGCACAAGGATTGTTTATCCCAGGGTCTATTGCTATAAACTTATACCAATCTTTTATATCTTTACTTCCGGTTACTACATTCACATCTTTACTGAAATTCTTATATATCAATCCACTGAACTGGATGAATTTACCTTTTAACCGCATATCCTTTTCTTCTTCACTTATCATCTTACTTATTATCTCAATGTCTTTCTGATCCAAATATCTGTTCTCATTAGTTTCAACCGTTGTACACCATATATTCTCATCAACTCCAGCCATCTCATATATCTCATCATAAGTCCAACTCATCCCATTTGTAGGTGTCATAGCACAAAATATCAATCCACCAGTATCAACCGTTCTCATCATACATTCTTGATATACTGCATAATTCGGTTCTTCATCAAATGCTATCCAATCACGCCTTGCTCCCTGAAACTTCTCAAATCCACTATCGCAACTCTTGAATCCTATCGTACTTCCATTCTTTAAATAGATTATCCGGTTAACATTATCCCATTTCTCTATCTGCCCACTACCTAACCATCTCTTTATCTCCGGCTCTATTACATCCCGGCAAGTAGGGAAGTCCAAACTTACTATCCAACCAGCATTCGGTATCCGTACTTTCTTATACGGGTGGGCCCCTGTTGCTAACCATAACGGTTCTACTATACTGCTACTCGTACTCTTTCCACTTCTATTCCCACCAAACAAAAATCTTATCTTCTTGTCTGATTTATGGAAATCTTCTATCTTCTTGCAACTCGGCTTATAAAATGACAAAGGACTGGTTCGCTTCCTTCTTTCTGTTTCTGCCTTTATATCTGCAAGTTTACGCATCTGCTCTTCTGTAAACCTGCCCTTAATATCTAACTCACTCTTTATATTCAAACTACTTAACACTTCCTCTATTTCCGGATGTGCCTCATAACTGTTATTACTCGTATTTTCTATTATAAACTTGCTTACCATAGTTTGTTAGTTATTAAATGTTAATAGAATCTGTTGTAATGCCTCTAATTTATCGTATAACGTGTCTTTACTGGTCTTTTGATATAATGTGCTATCGTAATACTTTTAATGCGTTTAAACGAATATTTATGCTTTTTATGATTTTCCCACTTAACCCCACTATGTCAATATTACGATTAGTTTCAGGTTGGGGGTATCGCTGGGGTTTTGGTTATCCTATTCACTTATTGTAACCATACCAACCAACCTATATAATATAATTATACTAAACAGGTTCCGATAAGAACGATTATGTTAACTTAATTATCAATATGTTGTGTTACTTCCTTAACTTCTACAACATCTTGATTTACCTGTTTAATTCCCAAATAATTAACTATGTCTGCTAACTTAACCGGGACATCGGATTGGACTATCTCGGTTGGTTTAGACCGTAATAACTGCATCTTATCCGTAAATATACCAACAACAGTGGCCCGTTGTGCTAACGAAACCTTTTCTAACTCGCCTTGTTTGATACTAACCCCTATAGATTGCACCATTTCCTGTATAATTTCCTCTAACTTATCAGCAATATTGGTTTTTAGTGTATTAAGTTTCTGTTTAGCTACATCAGTTTGAAGTAAAGCTTTTATAGCCCTATAATTAATTTTATATTTATTATATAACTGATTAACAGTCATTCCTTTAGCATAATCAGATATAATATTCATCCTTAAAGCTTCACTATTAGGTTTATCTAACTTACCAACAGTGTTTCTTGGTGACTGTTTACGTACTGTTTCTACGCACTCTTTAGCACTTTCTACTGTTTCAAAATTGTTTTTAATAGTATCTATCATAAAATGACAATAAATGCCTTAAAACGTTAAAATAGTTTCAAACCACAATATCTCTTCTTATCTATTCTTATCTTATCTCCTCTTATCTTATCTATTCTCCTCTCCTCTCACAGTATACTATTATACTAACTAATAAGTATAATAGTATAATATTATTGTTTATTATCGTATGGCAAGGATTTGTTATAATAGCAAGAAATAAGGGTTTAAATGAACAAAACTGCATTTAATTGATTACTTTTAACTTTGAAATAACTGCTTATTTAGTGTTTAAATATCCGGGCAATAGTGCCCTTTATATCCAAGGATGTTATAGTAAAGAACTAAACATCTTAATTCTAAACTATTACCCAGATACTAAAATACTAAATTAATTAAGCATTACTTCTTTAGAAAGCATTTAAATAAAACTAAATTGGTATATCTTATCCTTGTCGTTAGTTGTCAGGGCAGACATTGCTAACTCTTGTAAAATGCTTTTTTCTACTCTTTTGCTTTATAAGTAAAGCAACTACGAACTTAATATAAAAACTTATATCTTTATGTTTTTAAATAACTCTAATTCAGCAATTAAACATAACCGTTGAATTAAAATATTCTTTTCAATTTGAAATGATTTTATTCTACCACTAAATACTAATTTCTTGTTATTGTACAACTTGATTTGATTTTTACTAACTGTGCCGGTTAACTCTTTTATTTTTATTATTTCTTTTTTCATATTTTTTATTAAAGTTTATGTGGCCTTGCTACAGTATCTAATATACGGTTTTTATTGCAATTGTCAACAATTATGTTACCATTTGTTACCATTATTAATTTATTGATTTGATTAAAATAATTTTCAAAACTAACAAAATTATCGTCGGTAAAAGTAATAAATCGTATGTTAAAAAATAAAATAAAAAAATATTTTCCAAAAAACACTTGACAAATGAAATAAAATAGTGTATAATTATATTGTAGAAGATTAAAACGGAATAAACGGAATATGAAAAATAAAAAACAAATTATAAATTTAAATCTAAATACGGTGTTGGGTTTCTCACACCTCTCCGGTTTGAGCCCGTTTCCCAGCACCGTATATTTTAAAGGAGAAATGATGAACATTTTAAATCAAAAACAAACAATATTAATGACAAAAATTAAACGTGTTAAATTATGTTTAGTATATTTATTTGTTATATTTACATTGTTAGTATTAACCGTTAGCAGATTACAATGGATAGAAAAACATCAATATAAACCTACTATAACTTATACAGGAGGTAAATAATGAAACGTAAATTGACATTAACGTTAAATAAAGGTAATGTGTTTAGTTTATTGAAAGTAATACTATTCTACAAATCAGTAAACCCGGCACAATTCGATGTTGAGTTAAAAGATATATACGATAAGTTGTTAACATATCAGGCAGAACAAAATGTCCGGGAAAGGATAAATAAATGATAATACAATGTTGCCTGTGTGGTAAAAGATTAGGAGAGAAAGAACCGTACAACTGTTTATGTGTTACTCACGGTTTATGTACTTGGTGTTATATTGGTTATAGAATACAGTTAATTATAATTAAACTAAAAAGGAGAATAAACAAATGAAAGAATTAGCAAAAGCAGTTAGTAATGTACAAAACACAATTAAATCAATAGTACCGGAAGCAGAAAACCCATATTTTAAATCTAAATATGCTACATTAGGTAATATATGGGATATGTTAAGGCATACCAAAGTGTTAGAATCAAACGGACTGTGTATTATACAGAAATGTATTACAGAAAATGGTTTAATAGGAATAGAAACTCATATCATACATCATCCCACCGGTCAGACAATTAATGATAGGTTATTATTACCTATTGTTAAACAAGACCCACAGGCATCCGGGTCTGCTATAACCTATGCCAGACGTTACTCATTATGTGCTATGTTAGGTATAACAATAGCAGATGAAGATGATGATGGTAATATAGCCACAAACAAACAAGTACCTGTAAATCAAGAAGTTAAACATACTGTAGCATCTGTTATATCACCAATACCACCCAAACCACCGATTAATTACAATGCTAAAGCAACAATTAAATATAGTGATGTATCTAAACATATGCAGATGGATGAAAGTGCAAATACTAAACCATTAACAGAAATAGAGAAACGGTTTGAGATAGAAAAGATGTTGTGTGAGTTATTTGGTAAATCCGAATTACCTAAATCTATTAAATCAGTTACATATTTTAAAGATAATAAAGGAGTTGAACATTTTAAAGATAGTGTATCTGAATTAAAAGGTAAATGGTTGGATGCTGTATATAGTAAAGTTGTTAAATTATATATAGACAAAAATACTGATAAACAAACTGAAGATGAAGGAGTACCATTTTAATGAAAGAAAAAATAAATAAAGGACATAAATTGCATCAGAAGTATATAGGTAGTAATGGTATCGAGTATCCTGGTGGCAGTACAATCGCCGGATTACTTGACAAAGGAATGGGTATGGTAGGGTCTGCTGTAAAACTCACTAAAGCCGGATACGATTACAAGAAAGTATGGGAAGAAAAGAGAGATGCCGGAACGGTATTACACGGATTGATAGAATCATATTTCACTAAAAAACCGTTTGACACATCTGTATATAGTAAAGTTATGATAGGCCGTGCAGAAAATAGTATGATTAAATTTTATGATTGGGAAAAACAACATAAAATAGAAGTAATAGAAACTGAATATCAGTTTGTAAACAATATATTACGATGTGGTGGTACTGCTGATTTAATTGCTAAAATAGATGACATCACCACACTTGTAGATTATAAATCCGGAGGATTGTACGAATCTGCTTTCATACAAACTGCCGGGTACTATTTTATGGTTAATGAACAGATGAAAGATTTTGATGTAATGCGAGTGCTGTTGTTACATTTGCCACAAACTGATGATGATAAGTTTGAAGCCCGATATTTAACCGATAACGAATTACTACAATATACATTAATATTCAAAAACTTATGTGAGATATATTGGTTACGTAAGAAAGTTAAGGAGGATAAATAATGGATTTTTCTGACAAACAACAAATAGAAAAAGACCTGACAGAATTACCATACAAAATTAAATTAATACAAGATAGTATGGTAATATTAAAACAAGAATATTCAACTGCAAAAGCCATTTATGAAAATAAGGTTGCAGAAATAATTATGACAATGAAAGTGTCAGACCCTTCTATGACACAAACTGATTTGAAAGCACAATCTACAATAGGTAGCCATACAGAAAGATTAAATATGATTATGTGTGAAAGTAAGTATAGGAAATCACAGAACGAATATACGTATTTAAAAGATTTATTTGAAGTTGCAAAGGAACGGAGTTATACGTATAGGTCAGAAGTTAAACAAGGATACTAAAACAGGGAGAATTAAAACGGATGCAATATTTGTCATTTAAGAATTTCGATAAATTACAAGATAATAACCATAAAAAGAAAATGCCTTGGTTTAAGTTTTATAAAGAATTTGTTACTGATTATAAAACCAGTAAACTATCTATGTCAGAACGTGGTGTATTTATATCGTTACTATGTATTACGGCAGATGAGGGTAATCAAGTACCGTATGATATTAAATGGATTTCTTCCAGGTTAAACTGTTCTGAAAAAGAATTAAAAACAGGGATAGATAAGTTGATAGAATTTGAGATTATAATTGTTACGGGTGATGTTGTAGAAATAACAAAAGAAATAGATGTTGAAGTTAAAATTACACCTATTACAATAAACTATGATAGTCAAATTAATGAAATAGTATCATATTTAAACGAACAGACCGGAAAAGATTATAAGAACAATGGAAAAGACACGGTACAGATGATTATAGCACGGTTAAAAGAAGGATATAATGTATCTGATTTCAAAATGGTTATAAAGAATAGATGTATTAAATGGGGTAATGATACCAAAATGAAAGAGTTTATTAGACCTAATACGTTATTTAGGCCTACTAACTTTGAACAGTATTTAGTAGAAGCAAAATCGGAATTAAATAAGTACAAACAAAATAAAGAACAAGAATCTGAAAAGTATGTATTACCGGAATTGCCACCGGAAGAAATGGCTACACCAGAAGAAGTAAAACAATTTTTCAACAAATTAAGGGGGACTAAATAATATGAACACAAAAGAGAAAATATTATGTATTTTAAGTACAACAAAAAAGAAAATGGCAGTACACGAATTTGGATTACAAAGTATAAGTGAAAACAATTTGGCAACGAGATTATCTGAACTTGCGAAAATAGGTAAAGTTAGTAGTCAGTATCGTGAAGGTAAACGTTATAAAGAATGGTTTATATCTAAATTGCAACAGGGGGAATTAATATGAACATATTTGAAATTGTAAATGATTATTGTCAAGAATGTCATACTAAAAAAAACAATATTATTAAATTTACTGAAACACAAATAAATTATGGTACTTTTTTTAATAGTAATTCAAAACATATTCAGAAATATTGCCCAGAATGTTTACCTAAAAGATTTAGTTTATGCGAATGTGGTTGCAGTTATGTTGAAAGTTTCGGAAGTCCTATTTATTTAATACATAGATATATAAAGGTGGGATTATATCGTGATTAAACTAATTAACTATAAACCAAATGGGATAGAGTGTGAAATATGCGATAGTAAAGATAACCTAATATCATTTATTGTTGACGGAACATACGAAGAGAATTATGATAAAAGTACAGATTGTACTGATTACGATTATAATATAACAACAACATATTTGAAAGTTGAAGATAAATGGGTTGAAATACCGTACGAAATTCTTGACGATAATGTAATAGAAGAGTTAGAATTACAATTTGTTGAAAAAAGAAAAGGAGAAACCAATGGAACATCAATGTAAAGAT